GACATATACCGTTGGATCCCGTTGAACGGCGATACAGCAGGGCTGTGTGTGCGTACAGACTCTTTGCGCGATGCTTGGTTTTCCCCAGCTGGTTTCAATCGCGGACAAATAAAAAATATTGTCAAGCTGGCATACAACCCACGTGCAGCTGATCGTGATCAGCTTTATAAAGCAGGGATTAACCCTGTTGTAACATTCCCTGGTCAAGGCACCATTCTTTACGGTGATAAGACGTTACTTGCTAAACCAAGTGCCTTTGATCGGATTAATGTTCGGCGCTTGTTCATTGTGCTTGAGAAAGCCATAGCGACAGCAACAAAATTCACACTGTTTGAATTCAATGACGATTTTACAAGATCTCAATTCCGGAATTTGGTTGAACCGTTTTTACGAGACGTACAAGGTCGCCGAGGCATTTATGACTTCAAAGTTGTTTGTGACACAACAAACAATACCGGCGATGTGATTGATAGAAATGAATTTATAGGCGACATTTATATTAAACCAGCCAAAGCAATTAACTACATTCAGTTAAATTTTGTGGCCGTCAGAACGGGTGTTGAATTCTCCGAAGTCGTAGGAAAATTTTAATCTAATCTAACAAAATAAATAAATGTACGAGGAGAAAATAAATGGCGTTTAATATTAATGAAATAAGAAGTCAGTTAACGCTGGGCGGTGCCCGTGGTAACTTATTCCAGGTGACTTTTACAAACCCTGCAAATAGCGTAGCGGATATTAAAATTCCGTTTATGGTTAGATCGGCACAAATCCCAGAATCAAATTTGGGTGTAATCGAAGTACCATATTTTGGGCGTAAAATAAAATTAGCCGGAGATCGCAGCTTTGGGGATTGGTCTGTCACAATTATCAACGACGAAGACTTTCTAATTCGCAATGCCATGGAAGAATGGTCATCGAGAATTAATTCTAACCAAACCAATCTAAGATCATTTGGCTCTGCAGCGCCCCTACTATATAAGTCAACAGCTGAAGTAACTCAATTCTCAAAAACCGGTGTTCCTATCCGCTCTTATCAATTCAATGGAATTTTTCCAACTTCCATTGCATCAATTGATTTGAATTGGGGTGATACTGATTCTATTGAAGAGTATGGCGTTACTTTCCAGTATGATTGGTGGAATGTATCGGGAGGCATTACAGGGCTGGGCGGCGGTTCTTAACAAAAAAGATGAGCGACAATAAGTCGCTTTTCTTTCAACATATTATATAAATTATGGCCAATTTATTTGGGTTTGAAATTAGACGGGCAGTTGACCCGAAAGAAGAGCAAGAAAAACAACCTTCTTTTGCACCAGAAATTTTAGATGATGGTGCTGTTGTTGTTGCAGCAGGCGGATCTTATGGCACATACGTCGACCTACAAGGTGCTGCACGTACAGAGGCTGAATTAGTAACCAAATATCGTGAAATGTCATTGCACCCCGAAGTAGAGCGGGCATGCGATGATGTAATTAACGAAGCAATTGTTCATTCTTCAAAAGAAAAAATTGTTCAGATTAATTTGGATAACACAGATTTTTCACCAAACATAAAAAAGCTAATTACAAAAGAATTTGATGTTGTTCTTGGCTTGCTTAATTTCAACAAGTCAGCTTTTGATATTTTTAAACGCTGGTATGTTGATGGTAGAATGTACTACCACATAATCATCGATATAACAAAACCAATAGAGGGTATAAAGGAGCTTCGTTATATTGACCCACGCAAGCTACGCAAAATTCGCGAAATAAAACGCAAGCGAGATGTCAAATCTCAAATGACAGAGACACAAACTGTTCAGGAATATTTTGTATATAATGACAAGGGGTTTCAGAATAAAGCAGGCCAAGTTGGCACAGAGATAGCAGCTCAAGGTTTAAAGATTGCACCTGATAGTATTGTGCATGTTACATCAGGAATTATCGATCCCGAAAATACGGTTATTTTGTCTCATCTTCATCAAGCGATAAAACCTCTCAATCAATTGAGAGCACTAGAAGATGCAACAGTTGTTTATAGAATATCACGAGCCCCCGAACGTCGTATTTTTTATATTGATGTTGGTAATTTGCCTAAAATAAAAGCAGAGCAATATTTGCGTGATATGATGGTGCGTCATAAAAACAAGGTAGTATATGACGCAACGACGGGTGAAATAAGGGACGATCGCAAATTCATGACCATGCTAGAAGACTATTGGTTGCCTAGACGTGATGGCTCAAGAGGCACAGAAATAACAACATTGCCAGCTGGCCAAAACTTAGGCAAATTGGAAGATGTCGAATATTTTCAGAAAAAGTTATATGAATCGCTCTATGTGCCTGTATCTCGGCTCCAATCGGAAGGATCGTTTATTTTTGGTCAAGACCAAGAGATATCCAGAGATGAGATAAAATTTTCTAAGTTTGTTGAGCGTCTGCGTACACGGTTTAACACTTTGTTCCTAACAACGCTGAGCAGACAGTTGGTTCTTAAAAACATAATAACCAATGAAGATTGGGAATTATTAAAAACCAATATAGAGTTTGATTATGCAAAGGATAACTTTTTCGAAGAGCAAAAAAACAATACTGTTTTGAGAGAGCGTCTTAACATACTCCAACAAATGGGTCCTTATATAAATAAATATTATTCTAATGATTGGGTCCGCAAGCACATATTGCAACAATCGGATGAAGAGATAGAAGAAATGGATGAGCAAGTTATGGCCGAGCAAAGCAACCCACTATATCAACCTCCTCCTACAGATGAAGACGGCAATCCTGTACAAGACGGGCAAGATCCAGCCGCGGCTGCCGGTGGACCTGTTGCGGGTAATTGAGTTGGATAAATAAAAGGAATATTTTATGAGTGATGCACAATATACAATACAGGATATGATTAACGCTGCAAAGGATCAAAGTCCTGGTAACTTTCAGGCAGCATTTAATGATATTATGATTAATCAAATATCGACTGCTTTAGATGCCAAAAAAGCAGAACTTGCCCATAATTACTTTAATGTAAATGGGGATCAGGAAACGACCGAAACAGAGGACTCGACAGATGAAGACATTGAAGCAAGTGTTGACAACGAAGACCAATCTTAGTGGCTTGACCAAGGATGGTCAGCGCTTTGTAGACAAACACAAAATTGAAAAAACAGCAGATGCTGCTGATAATGAAGATGATGTGTTTACCGGTGGCAACATAAAAGCATATGACCGTGGGGCCAGCAACCATGGGTATGATGCCAAAGCAAGCGAAAAGGTGTATGAGAGCAAGACTCTTAAACAAATTCTCGGTCAACCTGTTGTTACTGAAGAAGTTGACACTTCAAATGAAGAATTGTTTAGCATGTTTTCAGAAGAAGCTCAGCCTCTTATTATGGAAGTATACAATCACTTAAATGAAGAAAATAAACAAAAAATGATTGAAATGGTCGAAGCAGAAGATTATGACACCATATACGAAATAGTTAAGGACGTTCTCCATGGCACAAACAGTTAAAATTCTTTCAACAGAAATTGCATTAACAGCTGCCAACACAGTCAGCTTGGCTGGCGTTGTTCGGTGTTTCAATAACACAGCTGGTCAAGTAACAATAACAAGGGCAAATGCAGACGGCACAATTGGCACAATGGCCCTTGCTGCAGGCGGTGTCGAATACGTTTATAAGGTACCTTCTGACACTCTTGCCAGCAATACAGTTATACGTGCTGTTTCCGTTGCTTTCAGTTAAGGATCATCCATGATACTAATGACCGAACTAAATGAAGATGTGCAGTATGTCGTCGAAGATGTAGAGGGCAAAAAGCAATACTTCATCGAAGGCGTATGGATGCAAGGTGATATTGGCAATCGCAATGGCCGCCGATATCCTGTTGCAGTTTTGGAAAAAGAAGTCACTCGCTACAATGAACAATACATTGCAAAAAATAGAGCTTTTGGTGAACTAGGGCATCCAAGTGGACCATCTATTAATTTAGATCGTGTGTCCCACATGATTAAATCGCTTAAGCGCGAAGGAAATAATTTCATTGGCCGTGCCAAAATTATGGATTCGCCTATGGGCAACATAGTGAAAAATTTAATTGCTGAAGGTGCACAGCTTGGTGTTTCGTCTCGTGGTATGGGAAGCATTAAAGAATCAAAAGACGGCATAATGGAAGTCCAGGATGATTTTTATTTGGCTACGGCAGGAGATATTGTTGCTGATCCATCTGCCCCAGACGCCTTTGTAAGAGGTATCATGGAGGGAGTGGAATGGGTGTGGGATAATGGTTTACTCAAAGCACACAAAATAGAACAGTATAAAGAGCAAATAAATCGTGGTGCGCGCAATAAATTGTCTGAAGAAACAGCAATTAAAGTATTTAAACAATTTTTCGCCGACATTAGAAAAAATTAATTTTATAAATAAAAGAAATTATAAGGAGCACATATGCCGATCGTAGCAGAAAAAGAAAAGCAAAAAAACCTAACAGAAAAAATGCACACGGGTGGTGGAGCTACTGGTACCACACAAACAGCTGATCCTGTTCCCAAAAGTGCAACATTGCCTGTTGGCAACCACAATAACGGAATGCCTATGACTTCTATTGCTCATATCGCACCTGAAGAAGGTGAAGAAGAAACAAATACTGAAAACAATACAAAACCCACAAAAAATACAGCAGCCAGCAATAAGGCTTCTGTTAATATGAAGGAAAGCGTAGCAGCTATGTTTAATGACGAAGAGCTTTCAGAAGATTTCAAAGAAAAAGCAACAGTGATTTTTGAAGCTGCTGTGACAGCAAATGTAAATGCAGCTATTGAAGATCTTGAAGAAGAATACAATACAGCTTTCATTGCAGAAGTGGCTGCTATTGAAGAAAACATGCAAGAGCAAATCAACCAATACATGACATATGCTGTTGAGCAATGGATGGAAAATAACGTTGTTGCAATCGAGCATGACTTAAAATCACAAATTACAGAAAATTTCCTAGTCGGATTGAAGAATCTATTTGAAGAGCATCAAATTAACATTCCTGATGATCAATTTAATGTTGTTGATGAGCTGCGAGACGAAATACAAAACATGCAAGAAAAACTTGATTCTGTAATTACAGAAAATATGAGTTTAAAAGGTGAAGTAAATGAATCGCACCGTGATAAAATTCTTGCTGATGTAACAGAAGGTCTTGCTGCAACACAAGTAGAAAAGCTAGTTTCACTTGCTGAAGGCGTCGAATATGATTCAGCTGAAAATTATCGTAAAAAATTGGTGATTGTGAAGGAAAATTATTTCCCGACCGAAAAATCAATGACTGGTAAAACGCAAAGCCTTATGGAAGAAATACAGGATGATAATGGTCAAAAGCCAGCGTCGTCTACAAATAGCGTTGTATCCAATTATGCAAAAGCTATTTCTAGAACAGTCAAGAAATAATTCTTTATAAATAAAACAATTCCAATTAACTAAACCAAGAAGGGGATAGAGAAAATGTACCTTAATGAAGACATTCAAACAAAGTGGGCTCCTATACTAAACCACGAGGACCTAAGTCCGATTAAAGACGCACATCGTCGTGGTGTTGTTGCGACTCTATTAGAAAATACAGAGAAAGCTCTGATGGAAGCTTCTGGTCAAGCACCAGGCAGCCAGTTCCTTTCTGAAGCAAACGCTTCTCCTGTCAACCAAGGTGTGGCTGGCGGCGCAGGCAATATTTCAACTTTCGACCCTGTGCTGATTAGCCTGGTTCGTCGTTCGATGCCTAATTTGATTGCGTATGATATTTGCGGCGTGCAGCCAATGACAGGTCCAACAGGCTTGATCTTTGCAATGCGTTCACAGTATGCAAACTCTTCTAATGCGCAAGTTGCTGAAAACTTCTACAACGAAGTGAACACCGCATTCTCAACTGTACAGTCTGGCGCCAACACATTGGGCTTGAAACATACAGGAACTATTCCAGGTAACACAACGTTTACAGCCAATCTGGCTGCTGAAGGTGTTTACAACTTTGCCGGCGGTATGTCGACAAACACTGGTGAGAAACTAGGCGCAAGCGATGGTGACACATTCCCACAAATGGGCTTTACTATTGATAAAGTTACTGTTACTGCAAAGAGTCGCGCACTCAAAGCGGAATACACAATGGAACTTGCTCAAGACTTGAAGGCAATCCATGGCCTGGATGCTGAAACAGAATTGTCCAACATTCTGACAGGCGAGATTCTTGCTGAAATTAACCGTGAAGTTGTTCGTAACATAAACGTGACTGCTAAACGTGGTTGCGCTTCTGGTACAGCAACAGCTGGTATTTTTGACTTAGATGTAGACGCTAATGGTCGTTGGTCAGTTGAGAAATTTAAAGGTATGATGTTCCAGATCGAACGTGAAGCCAATCAAATTTCTAAAGAAACGCGCCGTGGTAAAGGCAACATCATTATTTGCTCTTCAGATGTAGCATCTGCATTGCAAATGGCTGGTGTTCTTGATTACACACCTGCTTTGAATAGCAACAACCTACAAGTTGATGATACAGGCAACACATTTGCTGGTGTCCTAAATGGTCGTATGAAAGTTTACATCGATCCGTACACAACAGGCAATTACATGACAATTGGCTACAAAGGCACTAGTGCTTTTGATGCTGGTATCTTCTATTGCCCATATGTTCCTCTGCAAATGGTTCGTGCTGTTGATCAAGACAGCTTCCAACCAAAAATTGGATTTAAAACACGCTACGGCATGGTTGCAAATCCTTTTGCTGAAGGTCTAACATTGGGTGCTGGTGCGATGACGAAGGATAGCAACGTTTACTATCGTCGTATCCTTGTTCAAAACCTACTGTAAGCACAAAAAAAATATAATTATTACAGTTAATTGAACTTTAAAGGCCCGCCTTGTGCGGGCTTTTTTTTGTCTGATAAATAGCACACAAATATTGAACAGGATTTGCACATGGCTACAGTAGATACACAACCAACTAATGCAAGTTTTTTGTCGCCTCTGGGATTTAGGCTACAAATTAAAAAACTACCCACCGTAGAATACTTTGTACAGAGTGTAACCGTCCCCAGCGTGTCATTGGGGCAGGCTGATGTTGATACACCGTTCACGAAGATTCCATTGCCTGGTACTCGGTTAACTTATGGCAATTTGGCTGTAGAATTCAAAGTGGATGAAGATCTTAAAAATTACCTAGAAATTTACAATTGGCTGAGAGGTATTGGTTTTCCTGACAACTTTGCTGAATACAGCAATATGGCAAGGTTAGGGTACACGACCGGAGAAGGTGTTTATTCAGATATATCCTTGACCGTTTTATCGAGCGCTATGAACCCAACAAATATATTTAAGTGTATTGACTGTTTCCCTATTGACATTTCTTCATTATCGTTTGATAGTACATCTGCTGATGTGGAATATATAACAGCTACCGTTACATTTGCAATAAGACGTTTTGATGTAGAACCAATAATTTAATCTTTTCTTATATAATGAAACTTGATGATATAATAGCTCAATGGGGCGCTGATGCCTCAATGGACAACACGGAGATGGGTAACGAAAGTCTTCGTATACCACTACTACACCACAAATACTATAAAATTTTAATTGAAGAATCTTTGCTCTTTAAAAAAATAGAGTATGAGTACAAAACTCTTTTAAAAATCAAATATGAATATTTTATGGGTGTGCTTGACAAAGAAACACTTTGTGAAAGAGGATGGAATCCTAATCCATTAAAAATTCTTAAACAAGATCTATCCATCTACATTGATGGTGACAGCGATCTACAGTCAATTCAAATAAAAATAGACATACAAAAGCAGAAATTAGCTTTTCTCGAATCAGCAATAAAAACAATAACAACACGTGGATTTCTAATTAAGAATTTTATTGATTGGGAAAGATTTAAGGTTGGCGGATGACAGAAATTCTCCGTGTAACCAAAATTAACGATGTGCACATAAAAGTGCAATGTGACGCAGGGATATCGTACGAGTTGAGTGAATATTTCACTTTCAATGTTCCTGGTGCACGGTTTTCACCCGCTTTCAAAAACAAAATGTGGGATGGAAAGATACGTCTTTTTCATGTAATGCGTGGCACATTATATGCTGGTCTTCTGGATAAGGTCATAGAGTTTGCAAGGGACCGTGAATACATTATAGAGTATGATAGTCCCAATGACTTTGCTGAGTTTGAGTTTCCTGTTAATACCGCAGAGAGTTTCATTAAAACCCTGAAACTACCACATACAGTACGGGATTACCAGTTGGAAGCGTTTGTACACGCAATACGCAGGGGTAGATCAGTGTTATTATCACCGACAGCCTCTGGTAAATCTTTAATCATCTACATGCTTGCTGCTTATTTTGCCAAGAAAAAGATTTTAATTGTAGTGCCTACAACAGGTCTTGTTCATCAACTGGCGCATGATTTTATTAGCTATGGATGCCCGGAAGAATTAATCCATAAGATTTTTTCTGGTCAAGAAAAAGGAACAGATTGTCCTTTTACAATAACAACGTGGCAAAGTGTATACAAACTTCCCAAAACATGGTTTGATCCCTATGGTGTTATTATAGGGGATGAGGCTCATCAATTTAAAGCAAAGTCGCTAGTTGACATTATGGAAAAGCTGATCAACTGCAAGTATCGGTTTGGGTTTACAGGCACATTGGATGGGTCACAAACAAATAAGTTGGTACTTGAGGGGTTGTTTGGTCCGGTGAAGCAAGTAACAACAACATCAGCGCTGATGGAGAAGGGCACTGTTGCTAATTTGAGTATAAAGGCAATCGTTCTTAGTTATAGTGATGAGCTTCGTCAAACGTTTGCAAAGATTAGACCAGCGTATGATGCCGAACTTCAACATATAGTTCATAGTGTTTCGCGAAATAAATTCTTGGCTAATCTTACTTCTTCGCTGGATACCAACACTTTACTGTTGTTTAATTATGTCGAACATGGTAAAATACTGCATGAGATGATAAAGGCACATGATCCCAATAGATCAGTGTTTTTAGTGTATGGAAAGGTAGCGGGCGAAGAGCGTGAAGAGATTCGTAAGTATGTTGATAACAGTGTTAATGCAATTGTGGTGGCATCCTACAAAACTTTTGCAACGGGTGTTAACATACCCAATCTACACAATGTAATATTTGGTAGTCCCAGCAAATCTCGTATAAGAGTGTTTCAATCAATAGGAAGGGGTTTGAGAACCAAGGATAATAAGCTGGATGCGGTTCTATATGACATAGCCGATGATATGTCGTGGAAATCATATAAAAATCACACCATTAAACATTTTTCCGAAAGAATACAAATGTATAACCAAGAATTATTTGAATACAAAATATACACAATACAGCTAAAGAGTGCTGTATGATTGTGCTTTTACAACTATCGACAGGTGTAGAAATTGCAGGAGAGTGGGATGCGGCTTGTGATGTGCATGCAAACAACCTTCTTGTTAAAAGGCCTCTGCAATTAAATTACAAATATTTTGTAGGAGGTGCTCCCACTATTAATTTTAGCAGGTATATGATGTTTGGGAAAACCGACACAATAACATTTAACACCTCGTTTATTGTCAATAAGATAGAAGCACGCGATCATTTTGTGTCTGTATATCTAAAACACGCTGAATACTATTACAACCACCATCAAAAATCAATTGACGAAGAGCTACAAAACTCAGCACCAAGCGAAGATGAGCATTTATTGAATATGCTTAAAATGATGCCAATCGAAAACGAGCCCGTTAATTAATATGACCACACACTATGTTGATAATAAACATTTGTACAGCGTAATTGTTGAGTACAAAGCCTTAGTTGCCGAAGCTGCTGCAGAAAATAAACCTAAACCTTTAATACCCAACTATGTTGGGCATTGTATATTACAAATAGGCAAAAGACTATCAACAAAACCCAATTTTATCAATTACTCATATCGTGATGAAATGATAAGTGATGGTGTTGAAAATTGTATTAGCTATTTTGACAATTTTGACCCAGCTAAATCAAGCAATCCCTTTGCATACTTTACACAAATTATATATTATGCTTTTTTAAGAAGAATACAAAAAGAAAAAAAACAATCATATATTAAACACAAAGCAACAGAAAACAGTATGCTTTTTGATTTGCTTTTAGAACACAATCAACAAGAAAATTCCGAAGGGCACAATTCGGGGTTTATAGATGAAAATGTTTCTGATTTCATAAAATCTTTTGAGACCAACATAACAAATAAAAAAACTAAACGCAAAAAAGCTATGGATGTTTTTTTTAATGATGAAAAAGTATAGGCATGAAAATAGCGTTGCTTGGTGATGTTCATATTGGTGTTCGCAACGACAACCCTGTGTTACATACACATTTTGCAAAGTTTTATAATGAAGTGTTTTTCCCCTATCTTGAAAAGGAAAACATTCTTCATGTAATCCAGCTTGGTGATGTGTTTGATAGACGCAAGTATATTAACTTCAATTCGTTGAAGCAAGCTCATGGGTATTTGTTCGATCGTTTAAACAACGAGTATTCGACGTGGATGCTAGTTGGTAATCACGACACATATTTTAAGAACACCAATGAGGTAAATTCATTGGATTTGTTGCTTGCTGGCTACCACAACATTACAGCTGTCAATCGCCCCACTAAAATTGAATTTGAAGATGTTAATTTCTTGCTAATTCCATGGATGTGTGATGATAATAAACAAGAGTGCACTGATGCAATTGCACACACAAATGCAAACGTGATTGTTGGCCATTTTGAAATCGATGGGTTTGAGATGTATAAAGGAGTAGAGCATCAAGGAGGGATGAGCCACAAAACGTTTGATGCACATGAGATGGTGCTGTCAGGTCATTTTCATCACAGATCAACAAACCGCAACATACATTATCTTGGTACCCCCTATGAAATGACGTGGTCTGACTATAATGACCAAAAAGGGTTTCATGTATATGATACAGAGGACCGTAGTCTGACGTTTGTTCCCAATCCAAACGTTCTGTTTCACAAATTACACTACGATGATGCAGACAAGCAAATAAGTGAGGTTGTCAATATTGATTTTAGTGTATATAATCAAACGTTTGTAAAACTTATTGTTCGTAATAAAACTAACCCATATTGCTTTGACATGTTTATTGACAAACTAGAGAAGGCAGGCTGTCACAACGTGCAAGTCGTGGACGATCACTTCCATATGGATGTTGCCACTGATGATGATATAATCAGTGAAGCAGAAGATACAATAACCATACTAAGCAAATACATCAACCAATTGGATGATACTGTTGAGAAACAATCTCTTGACCTGCTGCTAAAAGAACTTTATGAGGAAGCATTAAGTGTGGAGTGATCTTTGATAATTTTTAGCAAACTTCGATATCGTAATTTACTTAGTACAGGCAACGTATTTACAGAAATTAGTCTGAATTCCCACAGCACCACATTAATTGTAGGTGAAAATGGCGCCGGCAAATCCACAATATTGGATGCGTTATCTTTTGGTTTGTTTGGCAAACCGTTCCGTAAAATCAACAAAGGTCAGTTGATTAACACAATCAACAATAAGGGTATGTTGGTTGAGGTAAGTTTTAGCATGGGCAATAAAAATTACTTTGTGCAACGTGGTGCCAAGCCTAATGTGTTTAACATTTATAACGATGGTGTGTTGGTCAATAACAATGCCAATTCAGCTGACTACCAAGAAGAATTTGAAAAGCACATTCTGAAAATTAACCACAAGACATTTTCGCAAATTGTTGTTTTGGGCAGTGCATCGTTTGTTCCATTTATGCAAATGTCAGCCCCCAATCGTAGAGACGTAATCGAAGATTTATTGGATATTCAAATATTCTCAAAAATGAACTTGCTGTTAAAAGATAAAATAGCAGCGAATAAAGCAATTTGTGTAGAGACGGATTATGCCATTTTGGGGTTGAAAGAGAAAATTGAGCTTGAAGAGAGCCATCTGTTGACGTTGCAAGCAAACAATGACGACCAAATAAACATTAAAAAAGCAAAGATAGTGGATCATGAAGCAAGTATTGCAGAAGCAGAAAAAGATATTGCACTATACAAAGACAAGTTGAAAGTGTATGTAAATCTTGACCAACAACATCAATTGTTGTTAAACAAGCAAATAAAATTGAATTCGCTTTTCATTCAACTAACAAATAAAACAAATGATTTAAACAAAGACATTACGTTTTTTTCTACACACAATGATTGCCCTGTTTGCCAACAAGGTATTGGGGATCAACTTAAAAACGACACTATACATGACAAACAAAAGAAACAGCATGACATAGCATCTGCTATGGTCGAATTACAACATAAGATAGATGCAGCAAACAATAACATTAAAGAGTGGCATCAAATATCCAGAGAGCGTGATAGGTGGCAAAATTTAATAAAAGATCGAAACAACGATATTATTCTATGTCAAAGAATGATTGGAGGCGTGGTTGCGGATATACGCCAACTGGAGAAGACGCAGCACATAGAGGACAACACAATCAGACTTGCTGAGATGTATGCCCAGAGCAAAATAAAATGCGAATATGGTGAGCAGCTTGGTAAGCAAAAGAAGACATTGGAATCCGCTGCTGTATTATTGAAAGATACAGGCATAAAAACAAAAATAATTCGCCAATACATCCCTGTTATCAACAAATTAATCAATAAATACCTCGCTTCTATGGATTTTTTTGTTAATTTTGAGCTTGATGAGAATTTTGAGGAAAAGATCAAATCTCGTTTCCGTGATGAGTTTAGCTACAGTTCTTTTTCTGAAGGTGAGAAGGCAAGGTTGGATTTAGCGTTGCTTTGTGCTTGGAGATCAATTTCAAGACTTCGTAATAGTGCAAGCACCAATCTTTTAATTTTAGACGAAGTGTTTGATGGATCTTTAGATGCGCGGGGAAGCGAAGAGCTAATAAAAATATTGCAAGAGCTAACAGGAAAAAGCAACGTTTTTGTTATTTCGCATAAAACAGATAGTTACCATGATAAATTTGACAGAGTTCTGCGTTTTGAAAAGCAGAAAAATTTTAGTAATGTGATAGAGATATGATTTTAAACATAATTCCAAACGATACCCCCATTCTTAAACAAACAACTGAAACGTTTGATTTTAAAAATCCATCTGTTGATCCTATTCAACTAGCCAAGGATTTGTATGAAACAATGATGAGCCACCAAGCGCTAGGGCTGGCAGCTCCTCAGGTAGGGATACCATGCAGAGCATTTGCAATGCGTACTGTGCCAGGTATTGTTTGTTTTAACCCGCGCATTGTTGATACGAGCTCTACAGCAATAATGCTTGAAGAAGGGTGTGTTTCTTTTCCTAATTTGTTTATAAAAATTAGAAGACCTAAAACAATAAAAGTTCGATACTACGAGCCCAATGGCGTCGTTGTTACAAGAGTTTTTGAAGGTATGACAGCTCGGTGCTTCATGCACGAACTTGACCATCTCAATGGGGTGTTGTATACTCAACAAGCTAATCCAATCCATATTGATAGAGCTTTACGCAAAAGAAAACAAATCGATCGGTTAGTTAAACGCGAAAACAAAAAGGAGCAAAAATGAAGGTTGTTATTTTTGGCAAAGGTAAGGTTGGGATGGCGACTGACCTTACCATGAAATTGAATGCAGATTTCCATGATCCTCGGATGGGGCATGTGCTTACAGATTTTAATCATTATGATGTAGCTTTTGTGTGTGTAAGTTCACTTGAAAAAGGTCCATGGGATCACGCAAGCATTATATCGTGCTTAGAGTTATTAATGCAAAGCAAATTTACTGGTATTGTAGCGGTACGGTGTACGTTGGGTCCATCTCTTCTTAAAGCCACACAGCAACTCTATCCACACATGAAATTGATTCATTTTCCTGAATTTATGAAACAAGGAGATGGCATTTACCTTGATGCACCATGGGCGTTGGTATTGGGTGGCTCAAAAGAAATAACACAACCATTTGGGGAATGGTTAGTTGATCATGGATATGGAAATCGTGATATGTTTCATTTTTGCTCTTTCGAAGAGAGTGCACTTATTAAGCTGCATCAAAATGCAGGGCTCGCTTTGAAAGTTGTGTATGCAAATTTGATGTATGAAGCATGTCAACAATTTGGTGCTGATTATGAAGTGGTACGCAAGGGCGTCACAGCGGATGTGCGGGTTGGATTTGCACACACTGCAGTACCAGGAGAACATGGGTTTGGTTTTAATGGCCATTGCTTGCCAAAAGATATGGCGTGTTTAAATGCTAATGTCGATAGTAAAGGCTTGTGGGATCACATCACAAGAATAAACAAATCACTCATTGAGAAAAATAAAGATGTGCTGGCATAAATGGCAAACAGTTGACTTTGCTCTCAAAGACATCTATAATATAATTTTTATGACGGAAAATAATGAAAGATCGTAAAATTGCCTACAGTGAGATATTTCATAGCATTCAAGGTGAGGGTGCTTACACTGGTCGACCGACTGCGTGGTTGAGGTTTTTTCTGTGCAATTTACAATGCGATGGATTTGGTCAAAAAGATCCAACAGACCCGTCCTCTTATGTATTGCCATATAAAGAAATAAACATTGAAAGCATCAAGCGTCTAGAAGATTTACCTGTATGGAAATATGGTTGCGATTCTTCATACTCATGGTCTGCTAAATTTAAACACCTTCAGCACAAACATACAGCAGCAGATATTTGTAATCGTATACGCCAATCGATGTACCACAATACGAACCCAGAAGGTAAGTTTAACAAGATAGATGGTACTGCACAGCATATGTGTTTTACAGGCGGGGAGCCATTGATGAAGCACGCTCAGATGGCAACAATAGATATTGTTGATCATTTTGCAACAGAGGGAGACTACCCGTTGTACATGACGTGGGAGACTAATGGAACGCAAGAGCTAACATCAGAGTTTGTGGATTATTTTAGCATATATCCTGGTGAAGTGTTTTTCTCTGTGTCGCCAAAGCTTCATACCACATCGGGTGAATTGGCTGCGGATGCTATTTTGCCCAGCATCGTGAAGACATATGAGAATATGTCGCCGCTTGGTCAGTTGAAATTTGTGGTAAACGGCACAGAGCAATCGTGGATTGAGCTTGAGGAGACTATAAAGCTATTCAGAGCAGCCGGCGTAACATATCCGGTTTGGATCATGGGTGTTGGTGCAACATTAGAAGCTCAAAAGGGAACAGAAGCCGGTTACATAGGTGAAGCTAAAATTGCGGAGGAAGCTTTTAAGCGTGGTTATAATTATTCTTCACGTGTGCATGTGCACATTTGGGGAAATACAATGGGTACATGATAATTAGCGGTCTCTTGTGGCGTCATCCCGCTTTATAAACTCTGCTGCCTATGATGAACATAGGAAAACTTATGGCAAAATATATTTCAACAAAAACGTTTAAACAAATCGGTCCTGTAGCGTATAGGCAATGGCGGGCAGACAGTCACTGCAACCTAATACATGGGTATGCATTGTCTTTTCACTTTGAATTTGAATGCGACACACTCGATGCGCGTAATTGGTGTATGGATTTTGGTGGTCTAAGAGATTTGAAGTATAATCTTGAGGATTGGTTTGATCACACATTGCTCGTAGCAGAGGATGATCCTCAAAGGGATGAGTTGTTGCATTTGGGTAAACTGGGATTAGCAAAGATTACCGAGGTTGAAAAGACTGGATGCGAAGGCCTTGCGAATTTCTTGTATGAATATGTGAACACAATATACTTGCCAAAATTTGGCAAGGCAGAGGCCGAAAGAATCTGGTGTTCAAAGGTAGAAGTAAGAGAGACGGATAACAATATGGCAATGAGAGTCGGGCACAGAGAGGATAAAGAGTTTGATTGATCATGACAAAGTTCAAACAATTTGCTTGGGTGCCTGATGGGATTTATGACTATGAAGAGTATTGTGTCCGGTATGTAATAGTTGAAGGCAATTATACCAGTTGTATTTCTAAAAGCTGGGTTGACAAAGGTGGTCCGGATAGTGTATCATTGCATCTCAAACAATCATGGGGATCGTTTCCAAACTTTCCTCCTAAACCACCTAAAAAATAAAGGACATATTAATGGATAAAGCAGACGCAGTACTTGGTGAACAGGTTCACCAGCACTTATTGTCGGTTGGGTTAGAGACACCGATGATCTATGATCAAGTACAACTAAAAAACGAAGTGAAGATTAAAAAAATTGCAAAGCATTTTGCTGCAATAATGGAAGAGCTTGGGCTTGATTTGAGAGATGACTCATTGATGGACACTCCAAACCGTGTTGCAAAGATGTACACTCGAGAGATTTTTTGTGGTCTAAACTATGACAACTTTCCCAAGTGTACTAAGATTGTAAACAAGATGGGGGTTAATAACAGTTTTGTATTGGAGCGTAACATTAATGTTCAATCCAACTGCGAACATCATTTTGTTGTAATTGATGGAAAAGCGACAGTTGCTTATATTCCCTGTGACACCATTCTAGGGCTGTCAAAATTAAACCGTATTGTACAATTCTTCTCAAAGCGTCCTCAAGTGCAGGAACGTTTGACAGAGCAAATTGCTGAGGCCATTAAGTTTATTACTGGCTCCGAAGATGTTGCTGTATACATTGAGGGCGTTCACTACTGTGTAAAGTCTCGAGGTATTCAGGACGTAACGTCATCAACAATGACGTTGGCTACCCGTGGTCGTTTCGCTGAAGAGAAATCAGAGATACGCCGCGAATTCTTAAACTCTGCAAGGATGAAATAATATGTCAGTATGGAATGCCCCAGAAGCAGGTGAACGCTCCTATGTTAATGCAATTGAAGAAGCCCAAAGAGGGACATCGGGTAGTAGATTACCAGATAAACCCTCTAACCGTCTTGTTAAACATTGGACTCCAACAACAGAAGAAGCGTTTGGTGCAAGTGGTAAAAAAGGACGTGAAGGTGAGTTGTTTGTAAAAAAAGCTATTGAGAGTTGGGGATGGTTAGTTACAGACAATGAAGGAGATTATGCTAGCCAGGTTGCTGGATATGATCTTTGGATTCAAAAACCAACATGGGCCAATGCTTATAGTATTGATATTAAAACAAACATTGATCGGTTTGGTTCTTTTTGGATATATCCCCACACATGGATGAATCCTAAAAAGCGAAACGATCGTTTTTGGCACGTTAATTTAGATACTGGCTGGATGGCTTGGTATAGCCGTCAGGACGTTCAAAGATACATTAAACAAAACAACATAACGGAGCCATTTCAAATCCATGTTAAAGGCGAACAACCTTTTGAAATTTCACGAAGAAAACATGAAGTTTGATTAT